CTTCGTCTTTTTCGTCATAGTAACACCAATTCCTGATGCTTTTACTGTTGATTGTGTAAATACATGCTCGTATTCAATATCATAATAAAGTTGATTACATACAATCTGTCCTTGATCATTATTCTCTATAATAACTAATGCATCATTATACATTCTTGCATATCTATATATTATGTCTGGAAATAGTAATGGAGAGATCATGTTATCTCTATAGATACCCACTTGTTTAAAAGGACTTTCTGTTATATCTATAATTGAAAATGTTGAATAATCTTGACCACGGCCTTTAGCTGTATCAACACACATAATATAAGTGTGATCTTTGATAGGTTCTTCATACAAATATGTGTGTTCTTTATACCAAACAGGATCATGTGCTTGTAATCCTAGTAATGTATTTGCATTGATAAGAGTATTGCCTGTTCCTAAGAATGAATTACCAAATTCTTGTTCAAATTGTAGTTCAGAAGTATTGGCTATTGTCATTGCTTTCCAGGCATCATCTCTACCAGGAACATCTTTCCAGTGTACTTTAAAATCTTTGTATTCGTTTTGACCTTGAACTGCACCTTCATAGAGTTTATGATACATATTTCCTATACCATTCGCTGTAGATGTGATGATAACTTTTGATTTACCACCAGATGTTACAACTGGATATGTTGATGTATAGAACTGTTCAGCATTTTCTACAAACGCAAACTCATCAAGATACAATAAGTTTACAGACAAACCACGAATTGAGTTAGCTCCTGTAGCAGATGCTATAATTCGACTTTCGTTTTCAAATTCTATTGAACCTCTGTTTAATACTTTTGTACCTGGTTGTAAGAAAAATGGAACATGCTCTAACATAGTAGTAATTCTAGTCAACATTTCTCTTGCTATGGCACCTTTGTTTGCTAGAATAGCTATAGTTTGTTCGGGTTGAAATAATAGATACCAAAGAAGAAACGCACATGCTGTAATAGATTTACCAGATTGTCTACATGCTAAAACAACACTAAATCTGTTTTCGTCAAAATGTTCTATGAGTTCTTTCTGATAATCATATAGTTTGAAGTGAACTAAACCCTCATCAAGAGAAATAATTTTTACATAGTTTTCTATAAAATGTATAGGATCTCCCATACATTTTTTGTATTCTAATATCTGTTCTTCTGTCCACTCGGCTTGAACACCAGTTCTTTTGACATTGATGTTACCAAGATAGCCTTCATTCTTGTGCATGGTCTTTTAATAGTCTTTGTAATTCTGTTGATGAACCAACAAAAAGATTGTTTTGAACTTTGTTTGGCATAGTATTATCTTTATCTAATTCTTTCATTTTAGCCTGTAAATCTATAAGTTTTTCGGCAGTCTCGCCTACTGTCTTGATTAATTGTCCTGCCACTTCGTATACTCTTGGGTGTTCAGACTCTTTAGCAATGTCTAGAATACCTTCTATGGCGTCCTGACCGCGTTCTACAAGACCGTAAAAGACTTCTCGACTATACTTGTAGTCTGAGTTTTGTTCTTTTGTTTTATCAGGATTCTGTAGTATGCTTGGTAAATTTTTCTCTGCTGCTACAATTTCTCCTTTAATACTAAGAAGTTCGTTTAATTTCTCATCAACTTTACTCATACTATGTATTTATGATTATTTTGGATCGCTAGATTTATCATCCGCGTAAGTGATTGTTGGCTGATCAAAGAAATCTGTAGTTTCATTATATGTAAAGGTATCATCTGGATCAGCATCATTAGGGTTTGGAGTTACAGTTTGTTCAACAACTCTACCAGATGTATTAACATCTGAAATATCTTCTGAACCTTCTTCTATATAAGTTCTAGCTTTAACTGTTCTAATAATTTCTGAATCTCTGATAGGTCCATAGATATAATTTTTCATAATAAATTCTAAATCATATCTTAACATTTGTCTAGTCACAAAATCACCTTCATACTCATCCGTTTGAGTTACACTTTGTAAAATAATAGGAATGTCTCTTGTTTCGCTCATATCAGGTATTGTATGAATTGTAACTGTATAATCCGGTGTAAAATACGGTATAATTTGTTCTATAACCTGTAATCCATCATCAGTATTTTTTACTAGTATACTTAAACTAAATCCAATATTATAAGGAGCAGGAGCGTATTGATACTGCATTCTTGTTGGATCAGAAGTTTTAGATTTCTTATACTGAGTTTTTTTAGATAATTTTCTAGTAGCATCGTATTCTATAGAAGTCATTTCAAAACCCATTCGTGGTACTGAAATAGCAGTTCTAGTAGTTCCGTCTATTCCTAAAGTTGCTTGCTGTTGTAATCTTGCTATCCATTTAGCTCTAGGACCATACGCTAAAGGAACCTTCATTATAGTTCCATCTTCTCTTTTAATACTAATATTATTAAACAATGTACCAAAGACTGATACACTTCGTTTAATTGTTTCGTGGTAAAAATGATCTCCAAACATTATGTTGCCTCTCCAAACGGATTATTTTCAGAGAAATCTATAATTCCGTCAGCATCAGATTCAAATTCAACATTGAATGCACCAGGATCCGTAGATATTGTTAAGTCACTACCAACTGATGTAATATTTCTTCTTGAAGCTAAACTGTCTTCTACAACTATATAATCATGTACTGTAGAATCAGTAGCTGTTCCAGATTCAAGTAAGAAGGAGTTACTGTCATCATCAATTATATTATCTGTACCTGAAGTTCCGTCTGTTATAAATGATGGAATTATTAATGAAGATGTACCATCTTCAAAATCAATAAAGTATCCTTCTTGTCCTGCACCAGCCATTGTAATTCTATCTCCTTCAGAAGTAGCTTCCATTTCAATATTTCCATCAGCAGTATCTGTTGTTAAGAAAGAACTATATGTAGCAGGATCGCCTGTATCTGTTGTTTTGAGAGAAGATACTGTTAATTTATTTGTGTCTTCACTCCAAGATGATACAATACCTGATATAACTATACCTGGATATACCATTTGAGAAACACTTTCTCCTTGTACAAAATCTCTTAAAGTAGGTGTATCTGCTAATGTTAATTCAAGGGCTGGGGCTTGTGCGAGTTCAACACCTGTATCAAGATCCTCTATTGAAGTATCAAACTTCTCACCAGAGTATTCAAACAAGTCACAAGTCATCTTAAACACAAACAGTTTACCTAATTGATAAAAAGGATTTTCGTGTTCTACAAATTTGATTTCAAATAAACCTTTTGATAATGGAAAGTAGATTAAATCTCCTTCATTAGGTCTTAATCCTGTAGCAAGATTAGCATCTAATGAAACAAATCGTTCCCAAGTTCTTCTTGATATAACAAAGGTTGCTTGATCTCGTACTTCTACGCCGAACTTTGCATACAAATCTCCTTCACCTTCAAATCCTTCCATTCCTTCAAGATACATCTCAACTTCATATGCATCTTCGAAACTAGAATTAGCAGCATCTCCAAGAATTGTATCTTCATTTACAATCTTTCTTGGTAAATAATAACAATTATGGCCATACATGCGTAAAGATTCAACAACTAAATCTTCCACAAGATTTTGTTCTGACTTTACAGCCTGATTAAAAAATACATTTGTTGCCATGTTATCCTTCTAATACTGCGATTTTTGCTTCAGCAGTTTCTAATCTAGTTATTAATTGTTGTATTACTGATATGTACATAGCATCTTTTTGTTTAAAATCACTATGTTTAGCAATACCTTTGACATCACCATCTAGTTTTGTAATAGTATCTACTAATTTTGTATCTTCTCTATCTGCATCAGTTTCAAAAGTTACTATAAATCTATCATCTATTACTTCTTGTTCTTGAGCTACAAAACCTATTTGTTGTGATCTATTTCCATGTTCTTCTGGATTTATCCAATCAAAGATTCTAGGAGTATATGCCTTAAATTTGTTTATATCGTATGAATAATTTTCAATATTTGTCTTTAATCTCTGATCTGATGATGAATAAGAACCATCAATAGATAAGTTTCCAGAAGAATCAAGAATCATTCTTTCAGTTCCACTTGTGTGAAAATACATACTATTTCCATCATGGTTGTAATAAATTTGACCTGATCCTGATCCTGCTCCAGAACCATCTAAAAAGTTAATTCTATTCTGTGCACCAGTATTATAAGTGTGTAAAGATAATACTGCATCTCTCGCACTACTATTTTCTTCGCAATAAATTAATAATTTACAAGTACCATTGTGTCCTACTTGCATTCTTTCACCATCAATAGCTCCTGTTCTACCTACATATAATCTACTACTGTTATCAAGAGTCATAGCTTGAACCCAAGTAATTGCTCCGTCTGCTGAACCCGATGCTGCGTATTTCCAATATTGGTTTCCACCATCTTGTACATATTGTGTAGCTGCATTAGATTCAATATACTTCCAACTACTATTTGTAGAAGATGCTGTACCTTTAGCATTTTGAGACCAAGATACCTGTCCATGATCTGTTGTAGCTGCAATCGCAGCTGTATCTATTTGTAGCACAGTATGAGTTGAGTACCAGTCACTTTCTCGCGATTTTATACCAATCTTAGGACCGCCATTATCGTCAGGATATATCATATTCATACATTCCATAAAAGCTCCTGCACCATTACTAGAAACATGAAATTGAAGTTCACCTGTACGAGTTGTTGAACCACCATAGTTTCCATATTTTT